GAGAGAGAGGGGGATGAGATGTCTCGCGACGTCTCCCGAGACGTAACAAAACAATATTATGAGAAACAAACAATTATTTGAACAGAAAGTAGATCGCCTTGAGGGAAAACTACAACAGATTAGAGTAATGGCTAGCCGTGTAAAGACTCTAGAAGAACTCTATACATTACTTGATGAAGGTGTTGAGTTAGTAGAGGACATGAGAAATATGCTCGAAAGAGACTAAATTAAATAAAAGTTATGAAATTAACAGCAGAACAAATTCAAGGGAATTGGGATACATTTATCTCTAATATCGAAACCCACATCACGGGAGATCGTAAACAAGCACTTCTTGATTTTTATAATCAATATCAAGAACGTGTTATGTTGATGCCCGCGGCTCACAAGAAAGAATATCATAACTCCTTTCCTGGTGGGTACGTTGAGCATGTAAATCGCGTTGTACGTTGTGCTTTAAAGCAAGCTAAATTGTGGGAAGAAGAAGGATGTGATATGTCTACCTTCACTACCGAAGAACTTGTTTTTTCTGCTATCAACCATGATTTAGGTAAGATGGGAGATGAGAATAATGAATCATACATCCCCCAGACTGATAAATGGAGACGTGAAAAGTTAGGTGAGGATTATATGTTTAATAAACAAGTTCCATTCTCATCCGTTCCAGATCGTGGTTTATTTATGCTCCAATCACATGGTGTAATATATACTTTCAACGAAATGCTCGCGATTCAAACGCATGATGGTTTATACGACGCGGCTAATGAAAAGTATTTGAAAGCGTATATGCCCGAACAAAAACCGCGTACTTCGTTACCATTTATACTACACCAGGCTGACTTGATGGCTGCACGTATTGAATTCGAGAGAGAATGGTTACCTAAGTTAAACGGTAGCTTGGAGAAGCAAAAAGAAAATTTTACCTTAAATGACAAGCCGAAAGGTGCTACCAAGCAGCAAAAAGCACTTGGTTCAATTAAAAGTGAAGGTTTAAAAAATTTATTAGATAACCTATGATCATAGCAATCATTATACTATCAGTTTTAGTAATTGCCCTTGGGTATACTACTTTTAACCTTCTTCGTAAATTTGAAAAACAAGAAGATATCCTCGTAGGTTATTTAGATTATCTAGATAAAATTTCACGAGTAATAGAGGTTGCAGAAACTAAAATGAAAGAAGTAGATGCTAAAGGTAGCTTTAGCAGCGATGATGAAGTAGGATTTTTCTTTCAACAAATTAAAGGGTTACAAGATATCTTAAACGAGTTCAAACTCGAAAAGAAATAAGATACTATGGCCATAAAAAAGAAACGAAGACCTAAGAGTAAAAACTACTTTACCCAAGATACAGAAGATGCTATTGTGTTATACAATGGCACTTTTGATACCGACGTTAAAAGTAGAATATATCAAGATCATATCCATTATCCGTTTTTTAAATTAACGGAAAATATTATTCACACATTTAAGTTTTATTACACTGAGGTAGATGAGATTGAACATTTACAACATGAAGTAATATGTTTCTTACTATCTAAAATTCACTTATTTGACCCTACTAGAGGAGCCAAAGCATACTCATATTTTGGTACTATAGCAAAACGTTATTTAATCCTCCAGAATCAAAAGAATTATAAGAAACGTATTGATAAAGCTCCTGTAGATGAGTTATTTAAAGACGATACTCACACCTATAACATGGATGATCCAGGTGTTCATAATGATCCTTTAAGTCTATACATTAATTTATATGTAGAGCATTGTACTGAAAATATATTTGAATTGTTCCCAAAGAAAAAAGATGCTGAAATAGCAGATGCTATCTTAGAGCTGTTCCGTAAGAGGGAAGAAATTGATGTTTTTAATAAAAAAGCACTTTATATCTACATTCGTGAGATGGTAGATGTTAAAACCCCTAAGATTACTAAAATAGCTAATCAGCTATATTCGATATTCAAAGGTAATTATATTTTTTATCTTGAAAACGGGTATGTAGAATTCGAATAAGGTTATATTTATACATGAATAAACACTATAAATATGAGTCAACAATTCGAAAAAACAGTATTTGGGGCTAAAAAATTCTCGGATTTACTTGAGGAAATCTACAATAACCAAAAGCGCCGCGAGGCACAAGTTACCGCATTAATTTCCGAATTAAAACCAATGGTTACCGATATAGGTGATGCTACATTAATTGTACCTTTAATTAAAGAGTATATGGAAATTGGCGTTAAAAATGATGATGCTTTAATTAAAATGGCTACATTAGTTCAACGTGCATTAAATTCTACATCTGAAGATGGTGGTTTAGGTATTAGCGATGAAGAAAAAGCTCAACTATTAGAAGAAATGGAAAAACTCCAAAAGTAATTAATTATGGCTTTCGGGAGAGATATAAATAAAATAACCAATAGTTCAGTTCAAAGTACACTTGCTACTCTTGCTAACCAAATTATACCGGTTAGGGTTTTAGCGGTTGATAACTCCCCTTCATTAACAAATGGAGAAATTACAGGAGATATACTTACTAATCAAGCAACCCTTCAAGACCAACAATTAATTTCAGCATCCCCTTTATTTCCTAATATCAGTTATGTACCATTAGTAAATGAAGTAGTATTTTGTGTTCAAGCACCTTCAAGTGAATGGTCAAATAATACATCTAAATTTAAACATTATTATATTTGCCCTGTAAATATGTGGGGTAATATTAATACAAACCCAACCCCTAACCCCTATTCTAAATTAAAACCAACCTCTCAAGATAAAAGCATCTTAGAAGTAGATGCGGGTTCTTCCAATAAATCATCAGAAGAAGATGATAATAACTTCAAACCAGGAACCTATTTTAGAGAAAAAAGTAATATTTATCCTTTATTTCCATATGAAGGTGATATAATATATGAAGGTAGGTGGGGTAATAGTATTAGATTTGGTAGTACTAATATATCTTATAATAAACCAACTACTACTAAAGTAATTAAAAAAACCTTTGTAGAATCTGTAAATTTTAGTAGTGGTCAAACTAATGTTCCTTTAACTTTAGATAGTAAGTTAACTATATTAGAATCTAGGGCACAACAATTTTTCAATCAATATGGAGGAAATAGGATTTCAATTTTTATTAGATCTAGTGAATCTCAAGTAACCCCACCCCCAGGAGTTGAAATAGGTGAATTAGCAAGATTACGTTCTTCTAATATTAAAGAACGTTTATTAAATACTAATATTTTAAATCAAAATATAACTACTTCTTCTGAGGTAGGTACAACTCCCTATGTTAGAGGTGTTGATGATCCTAATGATCCTAAATTTACTAAAGAACAATTTTCTCAAATTAAAGTAGTAGTACAAGGAACAGAAGAAGTCCAAGAAGAATCAGACCCACAACCATTAAATTTATGGTCTGTTAGTGGTTCAGCAGGTGATCCTATATTAGTATTAAGAAATGGTCAAAATCCAGAATTACCATCACCAGCCCAATCTCGAACAATAGAGAATGTTAATAAAGATTTATCATCTTTATATCTTACTTCAACACAAAACATTCCTATTGATGTATCTTCTACTAATGATTATTTATCATATGGAAATAACCCACCAACATTACCAAAAAGTTATGCTGGTGATTCTCAAGTAATCCTTAACTCCGGGAGGTTAGTATTTAATACTACTAAAGATCATATCCTCTTATCCTCAGCAAAATCTATAAACTTAAATGCTATAGAAGGTATTTATACAGATACAATTGGGGATACAGTATTCCAATCTAATAAAGTATATTTAGGAGGTACTAATAATTCTCAACCTGTAATTTTAGGAGATGAATTAGTTACATTATTAACAGATGTATTAAATGATTTATCTACGCTTACTAATACTCTTCAATCACAACCTGGTGTCCCTATAGGTGCTCCATTAGCACCTACTAGTATTGTTGCTCAAACTATAAACTTTAAAATTAATGGGTATAAACAAAGATTAAAAAACACCTTATCTAAAACTACCTCTACTGTATAATGATTACACCTACTTCTATAGAACAAAAAAGAGAAAAAGAGGCCCAATTAAGATCTAGACTTAAAGGTAGGTTAAACTTATCATCATTTGATATAAGAAAACTCTCTGAGTCTATCCCAAATAATTTAAAGACCCAAGGCCAAGCAAGACTATCAGCTTTAATTTTAAGTCAAAGTGGTAAATTTTTAACTAAAGTACTTCCAGGACTAACAGAACTTTTTGCTAAATTTGGGATTACTAACATTGAAACTATATTAGAAGATTTTGATGCTGGAGCATTCAAAAAAGAATTTTGCCCCACCCCAGATGAATTAAACAATGTAATTGAACAAAGAAATAATTTAGTTGAATATGTAAATAGTATTGGGAATACTTTAGATGCACTTACTGTAACCGTAGATTTTGGGGCAGGTTTTGCAAAATTCATTCAAGGTTTAGTAACCCGTTTATCCCAAACTAAACTAGGTGCTACCATATCAATGGCATTAATTCCATTTGCTCTCCCAGGTGCAGTACCTGCTGGGGTATCCACATTAGGTGATGTTACAGATAAATTATTATTTAATCCCGATGGTACTCCAAGATTACCACCTATTACTATTACTGCCTCTAATGTATCCCCAGCAGTAGCATCTACTCAAGCTACAATATTACAAACTGTAAATTTATTAAAAGGTTTAGATGCCATTATAAATCTTTGTAACCCAAATTCTACATTAGTAGATACATCTAAAACTATCCAAGATACAGCTGCAAATGAATTAATAGCTGAAAATTCAACTAATGAATCTACTTATAAAGGGTTTATATTAGAAATTGAAACTAAAGAATTTACAGACACAGTAAATCAAAATAGGGCTGTAGGAAAAAATAACTCGGGGATTGTGTTAATTGCAACAGAATATTCCTTTGCTTCAAACCCTCAAGTATTAATTAACGAACTAAAATTTATTATTGACAGAGACGATTTAAAAGCGTACTAAACTAATATTTATAATCATGAAATTAACAGAATTAAGAAAAGTAATTAGAGAAGAAGTGAAAGCTGCTATACAGGAAGAATTAAAAGATATCCTTCTTGAAGCCGTTCGCTCACCCAAACCTGCAATTACAGAAAACCTTTCAGTTGCATCAACATCCCAAACAACCCCAGACCCACAAGCACAAAAAGCATTTAGACAACAAATGTTAGCCCAGATGTCAGCTACTGGGGGTGATTTAAACTTATCAACAAGTGATACTGGTACATTTAAACCATCAGGTCCTACAAGTGGTGAAGGTTCAGCTTTAGGCGCTGGTGATTTAGGTTTAGACCAAATTATGGGTATAATGAACAGTAAATAATGGCATTTAATGCACGAAAAATATCACCAATTGATTTTAAACCTAGTACAGCAGTAGGTATTGCACTCCCATTTAGTGAACCTGATGTATTTAAATCAACCTTTACAACTAGTGAAGCATTAAAAACTAATTTAATTAACTGGTTTTTAACCAATAAAGGGGAAAGAAACCTAAACCCAGATTTTGGTGGAAATTTACGTCAATATATCTTTCAACAAATAACAGAAGATAATTTAGATTTTTTAAAAGAAGATGTTCAAAATCAATTAGGACAATATTTTCCATCAGTTACTATTGTATCTCTAGATGTTTTAGGTCAAGAAGATAATATGATAATCACTGTAAATTTAAAATATAAGGTTATAAATACAGGTATAAGTGATGAAATTAATATAACATTTGAATAATGGCGACTACTAATAGAGATATAAAATATATTAATAGGGATTTTGGGAGTTTAAGACAAAGTCTAATCAACTTCTCTAAAACATATTTCCCATCCCCC